GCGTCGCCCTGGATCAGCTTCTTTTCGCCCACCATGCGGGAAATAACGCCCTTGATGGTGGCGATGATGGTGGCGCGGCCGTCTGCGTCGTTGTTGATCTTGCCGATCAGCACGTCCAAACTGTCCGCGACCCGCTGCTGAAGCTCGAAACGGGTCTTGACGCGTCTGATCTTCTTCCAGCCTTCGTCCATGTTCCCGTCCGGGGTGACCAGGGTGTTGATGCCCTGCTCAATCCAAACCTGGCCAGAGGAATTGGTGGTCAAAACCAGGCAGCCACGCTGCAACGCCGTTTCGATCTCACTGGGCGTCAGGGTCTCATGGAGTCCTGCGTACCCGGAAATGACGGAATGGGTCAACGACTGGTTGGTCGCCACGGACGCGATCATGCCGCCGATGCGGGCGGCGTTGCGCCAGCCGTCATAAATGACGCCGGCGGAGCTCTCCGCGGAATTGAGCACGTAAACGATCTTTTCGTCGTTGTACGCGGCCGCGTGGGTCATGCGGGTGTCCAGCGCGACGCTCTTGGTCTCCGCCAGGCACGCGATGGCGTAGTAACCGTTGGCGTAGATGCGGTCGATGAACGCCTGCACCAACGCGTGGACGGCCACGTCCTCGGTGTCCACACAAAGGCAGTTGCCGAACGTGCAATAAAGGGCTTCCAGGCCCGCGCTGTACTCCGTGGTGGTCGTGGTGGGCTGGGTGCCGGGGGTCATGGCCGTCTGGGTGCAACTACCCATGACGCCGCTGCCGTCCGACAGCTTCGTCGGGATGAAGTCCTTGCTGTCCTCCTTGATGGCTGCGACCAGGTTGTCCACCTGGTTCCCTTCGTCGGAAAAGCTGAACTTGCAAAACTCGGTGGTGCCCTCGTAAAAAATGCACTCACGGCCCGCGCCTGCCAGGTTGTCCCGGATGCTGACCGTGAAGGCCCGGTCGCCCACATAGGCGCCGGTGATGGTGAGAACGTCCGCGCCGGCGTCGTCCTGCAGGGTGATGACCGGGGCGGTGCCGCCGGTGCCGATGCGGACGAAGTGGCCGCTGGTCAGGCCGCCGGTGAACATTTCGGTGATCAGATCCTCGGTGTTTCCGCTACCGAAAATCTTGGAGACGCTGGTGTCGGGGGTGAAGTCCACGACGGTATTGAGGGGGCCCCAATTCGCCCGGATGATACCCAGGCCGATGCCGTTGCGGGCTCCGGCCGTGACCGCGCCCTCTTTGTAGCGGCGCTGATAAACGCCCGGGCGGATTTTGGTCTCGCCCACGATAAAGGTGCCAGCCATTATTTGACCTCCTTATTTGCGTATTTCTTGATGATGTCCTCCGCCTCCGCCACGGTGGCGCTGGTGACGCCTGCCATGCGGAGCGCGGCTGTGACGATGTCCGGCGAGGTCTTAAAAACCTTTTTCGCCGCTTTCGCCAGCTCTGCCGCCGTGTATTTCGGGGCCGCCGCCGGCTTTGTGGTTTCTTTTGCCATGATGATGACCTCCTAACTGGTGTGGATGTTGTTGATCCCGTGGGAATATTTCCGCTTCTTCAAAATCCCCCAGGTGACCTTCAACCGTATTTGACCGGACGCCAGCGGGTCGAGTTTGCCGTCTGCTGCGACCCGCCGCAGGAACATGGGCGACGTGTCCAACATAATGACTTCACCCCGGCACGCCAGGCAGTCTGTGATGGCCCTGACCCATTTTTGCCGGTCGCTTGCCTCGGGGGCGAAAATATGGCCGACGACCACGCCGTCCAGCCATGCGACCGTGTGGGTTTCCTGGCCCAATTCGTAATTGTCCAGCCGGAAATAAACCGCCGGGTGCTCTGCGCTCGGTTCCGTGAAATCCGGTAGGGTTTTCTGGCCGATGACGGTGATCTCCGGGTATTCCTCCCGCATAAATTTCATCATGGCCAGCACGGGGTCGGGGTCGCTGGTGATCTGTTCGGGGAAGGCGTACATGTCGAAGGTGACGGTGACGCCGATGACCTTGTCGGTCTTGGTTTGAAGGTTGCTCTGGAAGGTCTGCGACGCTTGCCAGGAAAAACTGCACGGGTTGTCATCGTCCGGCGCCATGATGACGCCGCAGATGACCCGCCGCAGGATCGGCTCGATGTCCTCCGGGGCCGGGCCGTCCGCGGTACACCACACGTCAACGTACAATGTGCCGGCGGTCTGTCGCTCCGGGTCTCCCCGCAGATCCAGGCCGTAGCTGATGCGTGGGTATTGCCGGCCGTCGCCCCAGCCCCTGTCCGTGTCCTCCGGGCACGGGCCGAAAAAAATGGCCGGCACTCCCTCAAAGGAGGCCAGCCCTGGGCTGCCATATTCTGCGCCGGAAATTCGGCGGTAGATCAATTCCTCCAGCTTCATGCTTCGATGCCGCTGTCGCCGTCTGTGGCGTCCTCTGCGGGCGGTTCGTAGGTGTGGACGGTCTCCATGTCGGGCGTCCATTTCACGCTCCACAGGCCCGCTGCGGCCTCCTCCGCATAAATGGCGAAATAGTTGGTCACGTTGCGGATGCCGGGCTGCCAAATGACCCGGATTTCCTCTGCGGTCACGCTCACGACCTGGCCGTTTCGCGCTTCATCCCATGCGGAATACTGCGCCCGGATCAGGTCGCCCTTGGTGATGGCCTCGGTGTTGAACGCCGGGGCCCCTGATGTGATGACAAGCTCCATTGGCTTTTCCCTCCTTTCCCGTTAAAAATACGGCTGTTCGTAGATGGCCTTGACCTCCGGCCAGGCGTCCTTTTTGATGGGCTCCTCGAATGGCCGGGCGGCCATTTTGCCGGTGCCGTTCTGCAGCAGGGGGGCGTATTCGATGTCTGTGTGGATGCCGGGGGTGTAGACCTTGTCCGACCCGGTCATTTCCGCCACGGGCAGCGGTCTCCAACTCCGCCGCAGGTCGCCGCTGCGGAGGGCCGGGGGCTCTCCGGGCGCCGATGCGGTGTAGGTCTTGCTGCTTCCTACGCTCCTTCGATACACCTTTCCGGTTCTGCCGGCTGCGTTGGAAAGGACTTTGTTGGAATGCAGTTTGATGACGTTGGCCGCCCTGACTGTGCGGCTTTTGTTCTGTTCCTCCACCTGTTGGAGCACCTTTTGGTGTACCTGCTTAAAACTGACTTCCATTGTCCAGGTCTGTCCTTTCCTCGACATAATAGATCGTGGCGATGCCCAGGGCGCCCACGTTGTCCACGCCGTTGATGTAATAATGGGAATGGTCACGGACGAGACGGTCGCCCGGCTTGGCCTTTTCTCCGCCTCTCTGCACGATCTGGTGTGTGCAGGGGTGCTCGGTCTGGCTGTACCGGGCGACCTCGTTGGCGTCTGCGTCCGCGATCACGCCCCGCAGGATTTTCCTGGATTCGGTGTCGTAGGTCGTCGTGGCCCGGCCCTTGGTGTTGACGGTTCTGACCAACGGCTCGATCACGAAATCCTTGACCAGGTTACCGGTTCGGAGGTACACAGCCCACGCCTCCCTCCGTTCCGCCTGCCCGGCGGTTCTCCATCATGCCCGATTGGAAATAATGGGCGCCGCCGATGGCCTGCGGGCTTGCGATGGGCGCCGCCGTCTCGACCTCCGCCTTGAGGTCGTCCCTCAATTTCTGCCACGCCTCCAGGCGTTGGCTGAGCGACAACGACAACGCGCCGACGCGGGTGTCCACCTCATACGAAAACCGGAAAAGGATGCTCTCGATGCAGCGCAGCTTGGCCTTTTTCCACCTGGGCGTCGCCTTGATGATGGCGGTATACTCCGCGTCACTCAGGGCGCAGGTGTCCGCGCCGCCCTCGACCATGGTGTCCCCGAGCTCAAATCTCATTTGATCCTTGCCGCCCTGGCCGATCTTCTCGGGGTCGTAGGTATAGGCCGACTGGGCCATTATTCGCCGCTCTGGGCCGCGCCGTCCTCTGCCTGGCCGGGATCATTGCCGCCTGCCTTGGCGGCCTCCTCGAGGGCCTTGGCGCGGGCTGCGGCCGCGGCTTTGACGGTCTTGCGGTTGTCGCAGGCGTCGATCAGGACAAGGGCGGCGTCGTCCGTCATGTCTGCGATGTGCTCCGTGGCCCCGTCGGCGGTCATTTGGAGGACGCTGACGGCCTCCTCCACGGTGGCCGGGGTGACGGGCAGCTGTTCCACGTCGCCGTTGTCGAAGATGATGGGGACGGTGAAGGTGATCTCCTTGGGCTCCTCATTCTCCGCGGGCGCCGCGGGCGCGCTGTCCGCCTGTTCGGCGATGATCCCCATGCGGATCACGGCGCCGATGCGGTTGGCCGGGATGGCCTCCGCCGGGACGGTGTCGCCGGGCATATAATCAACGCCGGCGAATTTGGCGCGCTTGATGGCGATGTAGGTGCTCATACCTGCACCCCCCTTACACGCAATCGTGCAGATAAACCGCCAGGTCGTCGCAGGTCTTTTTCATGTCGCTGGACATGATGCCCTCGACAAATTCGGTGTGGGTGCCCTTTTCGCCCTCAAACTGGTCGAACGCGGTGGCGCTGCCGTTGCCCAGCATGTCCCACGTGAAAATGTACCCGGCGCTGGGCTCGTCGATCTGGGGGGTGGGGGTGGCGTAGCACAGCAGGGCGCTCTTGCTGTCGCAGACAAATTCCATGTCGGCGGGCTGGCCGATGCCGGCGGCGTTGTAGGTGCTCTCCAAAACCTTCACCTGCTCGATGCCGAAAAGCTCCGCCAGCACCTGCGGGGTGACGCGGGCGGGGTTGGCGGTGGTGCCGGTGTACTTCACCCGCTCCATGACGGCGGGGTGGTTCTTCAGGGCGGTGTACGCCTCGATGCCAAGGGCCAGGCGGTTGGGGTTCCGGCGGCCGTTGCGCTTGATCTGGATTTTCAGGTCATCGAAAAAGCCCACGGGGTCGAAGCTGCTGTCGGTGAATTTCATAAATTCGCCCTCGCCGCTGCCGGTGGCGCTGCCCTGGAGCTCGTTGCCCCATACGCCGCTACGGAAAAACTTGGACGCGAAAACGATGTCCTGGTGGAGCAGCATTTGCTCGGACGCGAAGCGCACCTTGGCGCGCCGGGGGTCGGCCACGCCGGGGGCGTTGCTGCGCTGATAGTTGAGGGTGGCGATCTGGTCGATGCCGACCAGGATTTGATCGACCTCGCACTTGTAGTTGTTGTCCTCCTGACCCATAACGGCGGGGCTCACCTTGCCGAAGGCGGGCTTGCGCTGCACGTTATCGCGGGCCAGGTCGGCCTTGGAAAACGTGTAGAAATAACCGGCGGACAGCTGCACGGGGCAAACGGGGAAGATGCTGGTGGCGACGAAGTCGGCGGGATTCTGGAAAAACGCCATGGACATGTTGGTGAGGTACTGGTTCGGTCTCCAACCCTTGGCGATGTCGGCCTGGATGCCGGCGTTGGTGCTTCTGTTGTTCATGTTCTAACCTCCTTCTCGGTTTAGGCCGCGTAGCCGGCCTTGATGATCTGCACGTGGATGACCTGGTCGGCCGCGGTGGCGGCTTCCAGGGCCTGGGCCACGACGAAGGCGCCGCTGGTGGCCTTGACGCCCTTGCCGTTGGCGTCGCTGGCCAGCAGGTCGCCGGGGGCCACGGCTTCGCCCACCTGCCACAGGCCGATGTCCTTGACCTGGATGGTCACGGTGTCGCCGGCCTGGATGGGGTCGTCGCTCTCCGCCAGCAGAAGGCCGGCCGCGACCGCGCCCGCGGTCGCCACGGCCACGCCGTCGGCGGAAATGGTCACAGCTTTCATGCTGCCCGCCTCGATCTTGGCGGCGGCGATGCCCGAAATAACGGGGCTCTCGTTGATGGAATTGCCGATATACATGGTTTTTACCTCCCTCTCTTATCGGTTGGCCTCATACTGATGCACAAGGTCGGGGTTCTGTTCGCACGCCTTGTCAATGGCCTGGTTGTAGGTCAGGTCAGGGGCGCTCTTGCGGATTTCCTCGGCCTTCTTCTCGATCTGGGCCCAGGCGCTGTCCGCGTCGGTCATGGCGGTGCCGGTGCCGCCGCGCTTGCCGATCTCGTTAAACGCGGGGGACTGCTGCACCACGGCCAGGTTGGCGTCCAAAACGCCGATCATGTCGGCGTATGCGGTGCCGCCGGCCGCTTTCAAATTCTTCAGCACGGGGGCCAACTCCTCCGGCTTCTTGCCCAGGAGCTCGTACTTCTTGGCGACGGCCAGGATTTCGCGCTCCTCCGCTTCGTCGGCGCGCTTGCGGAGATCCCGCAATTCTGCCGCCACGGTGGGGTTGAGGCCCTTGTAGATGTCCTCCGTGGGCTCGGTGGCCGGTTCGGCCGCCTTGGTCACGGCGCCAGGGGTGGATTCGGTGCCGGGGGTGGGGTTGTTGTCCTCGGGGATGCCCGCCTTTTTCTCGATTGCCTCGAGGGTGGCGATCTCCTCCGCGGACAGCTTGCTCTTGTCGATCTTCATGTCGTGGTCTCCTTTCTGCACTTCTTGGGTGGTGGTCTGATCTCCGGCCGGTGCCGGGGGTTCGGTGCCGGCGCTTGCCGGCGGTTCGGTGGAGGGTTCGGCTTTCTGGATCATGTCGTCCAGGCGGGCCTTTGCCTCCTTGGCGATCTGCAGGCGCTCCTCGGTCAATTCCTGCGGGGCGGATTTCTCCACCTTCGACGGGACGCCCGCCGACCATTTCGGGATTGCCGCCGCGACCGCTGCGGAAAACTCCGCGCAGCTTTGGGTCATTAAGGCGGGCTTGTTCTCAACGGGGACTTCCTGATCCCTCAAAATGCTGCACAGGCTTTCCTGCAACGCATAACAATAATCCCAGATTTCGTCGGCTGTCCGGCGCAGCTGCCGCTGCACCATTTTGTCGCCGAACGTCTCCGCGTCGCCTTTGGCGATCTCCTCCACGGCCGCGTCGATCTGGGCCTCGGTTGCCCCGACTGACTTGGCAATGGCGGCGATGACGCTTTTAAGAAAGCTGCCCGTCTTGGCGGTGGGGGCCTGCTGCGCCGGTTCGTCCTCCGGCTTTCGCTTGAACAGCAGCAGATTGGCGCCCTTGTTGTCTCCCTGATCCACAAAATCGACCTTTGTGACCTCCAGGTCTTTTAACTTGCTTGCCATTTGCTCGTTGCCTCCTTTCTTGCGGAATTTATAAACAAAGGGCGGCGCTTTTTCGGCGTCGCCCTCGGTTTATCGGTGAAAAAGTTCGGGGTTTTACTTGACTGTAATTTGCTCATTCCTGGCCGCCCCCGTCTCCGGCCTCCTCGATGGGAACGCGCAGGGCGGTTCCCTCGATGGAAAACATGGGGTAGGTGCCGTCTTTGACCTTGGCCCAGACGTCGTCGTCCGTGACCTCGAAGCCGATCCACCAACCCACGGGCAGCGTCCCGTCCGGGATGCCCAGGGCCTGCTGCTTCTCTTTGGTGAAGATCATGCTCTCCACCAGGACGGCGCACCCGCCGCGTTCGTGCATTTCGCCGCCCTCTCGGTACAGCTTCACGAATTGATAGGCGGCCCGCTCCAAATCCTCCGGTTCCAGCTGGTCGCCGGAGTGATCCTCGGTCTGATTGCCTGCGGTGTCCTGGGAAACGTAGGCCCACCCGAAGGCCAGGCGCTTGTCGTCGTCGGCTTTCTGGATTTTGAAGCGGCCGGTGATGATGTCCTTTTCCGGTTGCTGCTTCCTCACGGCCTCCGGCTGTATGGATGCAAACGAAAACATTTTCTTTTCCCCTCCATGTGGAAAATAAATGCGGGGCCGCATTTGGCCCCGCATTTTGGCGGTGTCTAATTGTCCAGGACGTCCGGGTATAAAAGCCCGGCTTCCTCTCCGTACTGCTTTCTATACCATTCCTGCAGGTCGGCGGTGGTCTTGATGGCCTGGGCGATGATGTGCCCGTTCTCCACCCGCCGCCCCATGTACCGGCGGAAGTCCTCGATGGTCAGAGCCTGGAATTTCCACGGCCCCGGCATAAACCCGGCGGATTCAAACACGAAGGCGTCGTCGCCGTCCTCGGTGATCTTGCCCTCGATTTCGTGGCCCCTGACGGTGTCGTAATACCGGAGGCAGCCGCCCTTCATGTGGCAATTTAACGCCAGCCCGACGGGCTTTTTCTTCCCGGGCCAGGTGATCGTGTACGTTGTGCGCCTGTTCATTGTGTCTTTCCCACCTTTACGAATTGGGCCAGGGGGATGCCGTTGATCTCGGTAATCCCCTCCGCCTTGAATTTTTTGATCAGTTCCGACCTGTCCGCGGTGTCCTGGCACAAAATACCGGTGAAGGACGACGTCGGGATGCCCTGCCGGAACATGACCTCGTTGCCGCTGCGGTATCTGTTTTTCATGGCTGCGGCGAAATCCGTGGCCGCCATGCGGCCGGCCAGTTCCGCCGGGTCTGATGTGCCATAGTTGTCGTGGTCGTATGCGTACCAATCCGTCCGGCCCAACTCCGCACCGTCCACGATGATCCGATACGGGCCGCCGCAGAAGCTGTCGTTGAATGGCCGCTTGCTCCCGCTGACGCCCAGGCGGGTGAATACGTTATCGGCGCCGCCGGTTCCCATGTCCGCCTCCGGGCTGGCCCCGGTCATTTTGATTCCCGTGAAACAACGGTTGTTTGTGGACTTCATGCCGCCGGACTTGACGATCCCGACGACGCGGTCGGAGCGCCGGACGCCGGCCCAGACATAATCGGCGCCGGCTTTCTTCATGGCTGCAGCCTGTTCCGGGTCGTAATAGGTGGCGTACCCGTCGCAAACCTTTCGCAACTCCACGCCGGCGATCCGGCTGTCGCTGATGCCGATGTCCCGCAGTATATCGTCCATTTTATCGGTCAGGGCGGTTCCTGTCAATCCGTCCAATTCGCTGACCCTGGCCGGGGCGTTCTGCCAAATGAGGCGGCTTTTGACCATGTTCCGCTCCGCCTCCGCTGTCGGCGTGGCCAGCAGGTCATCCAGCCCCACGCCCTTTAACGTCCGGGACATTTCCGCGGCGTCCAGGGCGCCGTCGGCGCTGACCGGGACGCGGGCCCGGAAAAACCCTTGCCAGCTGCGCTGCTGTTCGCTGCCGTTGTGGACGTACAACTCGAAGGTGTTCTGCCCGTCCGTGACCTTGCGCGTTCTGATCTCCACGCTGCCCTTCAGGTCGATGGTGGACTTGGAGAACAACGCGAAATTTGGGTCGCTCTCCTCGAAATCCAGCCGGTCGATGGTGCTGCGGGACTTGATGGCGTTCCAGGTCTCCGACCACTTTTTTTCTGTCAGCTTGCCGCTGATCTCGTAATACTCCGTCCCGTCGATGTTCATGCGCCGGGCGGTCAGGTTCAAGCCCTCGACGGCGCCGCGGTCGGATGCGACCGGGATGCCCGACTTGGTGGCCGGGACTTTGGAGAGGTCTGCAAAGACGTCGCTGGCCGCCGTCACGCCTTTCGGCATGGTCGTCGTGGCTGGGGTGGTGGCCGTTGCCTTTCTGGCCGCCGCGTTGGCCGCCAGCCGGGTCTTGACCTGGTTGGACATGGCCGCCGCCTGCGTCGGGTCTGTGATGGCCGTGACCAGCTGCGTCTTGTTCATGTTGTTGTAATAGGCGATCCCCTTGTTTTTGGCGATGGCCTTTAGGTCTGCGATGCTCATGCCCTGCACCGATGCGGCCGTCTGCTGGATGGCCGCCAGGGGCTGCTGGGCCACGGCTGCGGCTTCGTCCGCCCAGACGAATTGGACGGTCTTGCCCGTCCGCTCCGTGAGCAGTTCGCTGTAAAATGTCCGGTACGTCTCCCGCAGGGTGCTCTTGCGCTCGACGATGGTGTCCAGCAGATCCTCCGCGGCCTGACCTTTGCCGCAGAGGCTTTCCGCGTAATCCCGGAAAATCTCCCGGTATTCGGTGTCTGAAATGCTCTCCACCCGCTTGATGTACGTTAGGGTGTCCTGCAAATCCAGGTCGATCTCACCCTTGGCGAAACGCCGGTAAACGGTGTTATAAATGGGCTCCGTCTCTTTGTAGACGCTGTTGGGGTGGTACGTGTACGACATTTTCCCGCTGGCCGCGTCCTTGATGTACCGGAAGGATTGCTCCTTGTCGATGCCGATGATCCGGCCGGAGGTGTCGGTGATGAAATTTTCACCGTGGGCGTCGAAATTGCCCAGCAGCCAGTCGGTGACATGCTCCCGCTGTATCTGGGCGGTCACGTCGGCCCCCAGGTCGGTGGCGCTGCCAAACTGCCACGCCTCCAGGTCGATGCCTCCGGCGCTCTCGACCTTTTTCTGAAATGCGCCGAAGGTGCCGTTCAAATCCCCCACGCCGACCTCCACGGCCGTGTCGGGGTCGATGATGGTCTGCACCTTGTAGCCGGCTTCCTGGACGTATGCCCGGAACGGCTCCGCCTTGCCGCCGCCCTTGATCTCCGCGGGCTTAAAATACCACTCGTTCCCGTCGGCGTCGCTCCAACTCTCCATGTGGCCGGTGTTGCCCAGGGAAAGGGTCTTGTTGTACGTCATGCCGTTGGGGATTCCAATGGACGACGGGATGGCGGCCTGTGACGTGCCTGCGACCGCCGTGGCGGCGTTTTGCGCCGCTCCCTGGGCAGTTTGACCCGCCCACGTTTGGAGGCCGTTCTGGGCCGTCTGCGCGGCCTGTGTCGGCATGAACACGGGGGCGGTGGTCTCCTCGAAATGGGTGGCGCACCGGCAGCGGGGGTGGAATGGGGGGATCATGGTCTGGCCGGCAAAGAGGGCCTTGCCCTGGAAGGGCTGATCTATGGCGATCTCCTTGCCCTCCAACGCCGAACAAACCGAGCAGACGTCATCGTCCACGGCGGTATCGACGACCAGGTGGCCGTCTCCCATGTACCCGGCGGCCTGGGCCTGCCGGATGTACTCGGTGTAGCCGAAATTGTACGCGAAGGCGTTCTCGGTGGTGGCGATGGTATACGCGCGGTAGCGGTGCTGTTTGGCTGCGTACTTCATGGCCGCCTCCTTGGCCCGCTTCTCCGCCGTCTCCTTCTTCATGTTGGGGTTGTTGGTCAGCAGGTTGTCCCTGACCGACGTGTAATATTTCAGGTTCGCGGTGGCCTGCGGCTTCGTGAGCCCGATCAATGGCCGGATGGCCCGGGAGAGTTCGTCAACGGTGTACTGTCCGGTGGTTCCGGCGCCGATCAACGCCTGGATGGCGGCGCGGTTGTCGTCGTCGATGGCGGTGATCCATTCTGCGCCGTGGGTCTTGACCCAGGACGTGACCCCGTCGGCCATGGCGTCGAATACCCAGCCGCCGGTCGCCTGGGCCTGGATGGCGGCCGCGCCGGCCGCTGCGGCCTGCTGCCAGATGGGTTCCAAATGCACCGAGACGAAATTGGCGTAGTCATGCTGCCACGCCTGGAGGGTCGCTTCGTCCATGTAGCCGTTTTGGATGGCCTCCCGGAGCTCCTTGTACGTGATGGCGTTCTGCTGGTTCGTCCAGGTGTTCTGTAAAAAATACATGGGCTGGGCGGTGTTGGCGTTGAGGTAGTCGTTCAACTTCTTCAGCGCGTCCTTGCCTGCGGCCGATTTCTTGGCCTTGCGGATGAATGCGGCCCGGACGGTGGCGCCGCGGGCTGCTTTCTTGATGGTAAACATGGCTCATTCCCTCCACAGGGCCGCCTTTGCCTTTTTGACGGCGTCGGGGTCGTCCTCCAGGGCGTTGTCGTCGTCCAGGTTGTCCATTTTCCCGTCCTTGGGCGCCGTGGGCTCCGTGGGCGGGTCGGTGCCCTCCTCCGTCCCTCTGGGCTGCCTGACCCGGCCGGGGTTTCGGTCTGCGCCGGCCATGGGGGTGTAATCGGTGAGCCGCTCCGGCAGGCCGGATGTCTCCCGCAGGTAATCTTCGATCTGTTCGTCGGGGACGATAAGCCCGGACGCCGACATTTTGCTGAGAAAATCGCCCAACGGGCCCAGGTCGGTGTCCTCGACGTCGCCGTGGGTCAATGTGGGGTAGTCGGTGATCCCGGCGAAATGGTCGCCGTTCATGGCCAGCAGCTGCGGGATGGCCTTGCCGTTGAAAACCTCGCAGATGATGTCCAAATACGCACAAATGGACATGGCGAACAAATGGGTCTTGTTGCTGGACAGGGCGAAACTGCCGACTTCCTGGTGGCCCAGGAGGATGAAATCGGCCAGGACGGTCATGGCGATGCGGGTGTCGTATCGCTCGATGATCTTGTTGGTGTCGAATTGCCGGTCGCCGCCGGTGCTCAACAGTTCCAACTTCCACCCGGACGGCATGACGATCCCCTCCAAGCTGTCCCGCCTGATGTTGGAAACGATGCTTTCCGCATTGGCGCGGATCGTGTTCATTTCCGGGTCGTCGGTGTCCCAGATGTTCATGCCCTCCGGCGCGGTCAACGTGGGAAAACCGGCCAGGTCGCGCTCGATGCCGATGCCCTCGATCTCTTGGATGCGGCGCTTGAAATACCAGGGCCGGTATGCGTTGCGGAGGATGCTGCGCCCCTCCGGGTTGCCCTTGCGGCTCTTGGTACGGAAAAATAGCAATTTGTCCGCCGGGATGGTGATAAGCTCATAATCCGGGGGCGGCATTTGGGTCAATGCGACCAGGTTGTCGTTGTCGTCATACTCCCATTGGTAAAGGGTTTCCTGGGCGCGGATGGGTAACTTTTGCCACGCGACCAGGCCGTCGCTGTATTTGCTGTTCAGCTGGGGGTTCCGGCTCAAACCGCAGCGGCGCTTGTATACGATTTCGTGGGCGCTCCATCCATACGTCAAAAACGAGAGGATTTCGCTGATCGTGTCCGTCCACGTGTCCGTCATGTCGTCCATGCACTCCAGGATGAAATCCGCGGCCGCCTGGTCGGCGTCCGTGGGCCCGCCCGGCTGCACGTCCCAATCCACTTGTCGGATCAGCAGCTCGACGGCGTAAATGATGGCGCCCACGACGTCATCGTTGTCGGCCATTTCGCGGTAGACTTCCATGCCGCGCTTGCCCTGCAACTCCCGAAGGAATTCTTCGTAAAACGCGCCGCCCCAGCGACGCTGGCCCAATCGGCCAAGTTCGCGCATACCGTAATTATTCGGCATTCCCTTAGCTTCCTCCTTCTTGTGGATTTATCGGCGTGTCCAATAACTTTGTTTCGCCAGCCCCGGCTCTCCCTTGGGCGGGCCTGTGACGGTGGGCTTGTCCATGAGGTACAAAATGCCCTGGACAAGCGCGTCG